CCCCGCTTGTCAAGTCCCGTCGTAAGGTGATGTCGCGAATCATCTTCGTTGTGGGTGGCAACGTTAAAACCACCCCTGAATTTTAATAATAGTCAAACACAGGAGAAACTTATGACTATTCAGACCTATGGAAACGACTCAAACTTTCACAAAGTATTGAAAGTCGAAGTCGTAGATGGTGGCCTTGATGGAAATCAGAGAGTGATAATTCATCAGTTGGTCGAAACTGAGCGCGAAGACTATGACTTCGAGCCATACAACAGGCGGTTCATAATGAAGCATGCAATCGAGTTGTTTCCTGCTGGAGATAGCATTGAGGTGGCTACATGAGCAACCTTGCATACGACCGCTTGGTCGATGATGCAATTGATGCGGCAGTCGAAGAGGCTGAAGCGATGGGTGTCACGGACGATGCCCAAATCAATGCACTGATTGACCAGTATATGGCAAACGAGTTGGAGAAATGGGAATGAGTACGCTAGAAATTGCAGAAAAATATGTTAAATTACAAAATGATATAATAGATCTTTGTGATACTCTCGACATTGAAGAAGAGTTAACAAATGACTTGTATCAAATTGTAACAAAACATTACAATGAGATTGTCGATTGGATTCGATGGGAAAAACAATTCGATGCTGAGATAGCAAGTTCTTTAAGGAGTGAGGCAGATGGACAGAGAGACAAATGACGGCTACACGCTTGAGGATTCCTACTGGACAGGGAGTTTTTATGAGGTAGAAGATGAGCTTGATGCTCAGATTTTAACCGATGTCAAGCAATTGCTGTGGAGCTTTGATGGAGATTTACTGGAGATTGATCTCGACCCTATTGACAGTGGGGCTGGTGGTGTGTTATACTAACTGTATAGATTGACAGGCACTGAAGCTTTGAAGCAATTTATATATAATCTTATAAGTCTTTTAAGGAGATAAAATGACTGTTGTTAATATAAATTCCGAGTTGAATAAGAACTCTCGGATTATAGAGGATCTTGGGCCGTATACTGCTGGTGACTTCGAAGTTAAGTCAGCACCTGTTGAATTCACAAGTACGGGTTTACACAGAGGTGTATACAAGGATGATAAGCGTAAAGTGTTGTATCGAACGGACACCAACGAGGTTTTGAATGTTGTTGGACAAAGATACAAAATCGCACAGTATCGTGACGCATGGAAAGCAGCAGAACGCATCCTAATCCAATCAGGTTTGGACCTGACGGGCCTTGAAAGACGTATGGCTGAGTCGCATAATGGTGCGAGAGCTTATGTTGTGTTTACATTGCCTGCGTACACGATTCATCTTGGAAGTGGTGATGAGTCAGTGTTACAAATTGCTGTGTACACCAGCTTCGATGGGTCGTGGTGCTTCTGGCTTGAAGTAGGTGCGGTTCGTATGCTATGCCTGAATACTCAAGTAATGATAGACGGGTTTAGTTTATATAAATCAAAGCATACGCCGAGCCTCAACATCGATCATGCAGTACGCAAGATTGGTACGGTTCTGGAGACGTACAACAAAGAAGCAGAGCGTTGGAGGCGATGGGGTGAAAACCAAGTAACTGATATGTCAGCTTTCTTGACGTTTGCTAAGGCTGCCAATTGCAGATATGTATCTGGAGGTGGGGCATCTTACTCTATAAACGAGTTGATGGAAGAGCCAGAGGTCTATCGTAATCGAAGCTTGATGTACATGTGGAGTCAGTATGTGACTGATGAACGCAAGCACCTTGGCAATACCCAATGGGCGGTGTATAATACACTCACGCATTGGGCGACTCATGCTCCAGCGGGTAAGAAGAATGCTGCTGGTAACATTGAGGCAATCAAGGTTCGCCGCAATGAGAGAGTACGAGAGACAGCGCAAGTGAGGTTGGCCGCATGAAGAAACCGAAGTTGGGGGACAGGATCGAACATACAACACCGTTTGGTGTATATGAGGGCGAGGTAGTTCAAATGCTTAGTGCCCAATTTGCATACCAGAGAGACGATGGGCATGTTCGACTCTGTTTATTTAATGAATCTTGGAGGAAGAAAAGTGTCGGAAACAAATAACAATTCCTTTGATGAAGTTGTTGAGGATTTCTGGGCTAGGGCGTGGGTTATGTCGATGGGCACACGCACCCCTAATAAGGAAGTCTATATTCGATTTCGAAATTTTGTTGAGGCTGAACTCGACGAACAGGGGGCGTGGCCGCCGAGACATTGGGCGGTACTACAGTCCAGTACGGACGATGAGTTGCGAGAATTCCTCATCCAGTTCGTTGAATACTTGAATGACTACTAATGGCTACCATATTTTCATTCACCCCAGATCAGTACGAGAAGTTTGTCAGTTCTAAATACATTGGCGAAATGTATAAAGATAAGATGGTATGGACAGTGGTTAGAACAACGAAAGCGGCAGTAACGATCCAAGTCGGTGTAGGTATTGACTTGGATTTCTTCAATGACATTTACCGACCCTTCATCGAAGAGTTAATGGAAGATGCGTTGAGGCCAGATGTTTTGACGACGACCATTCATTGATTTGACAATGAAGATAGATGTGTGTTATACTTTACAGTGAGAAAACTAAGGAGAGAGTCCTATGAATTTGATTAATGGTATTCCCGAGGTCATCGAAGGTACAGCTTATTACCCCTCGATCTTGGTTCCGAATACAAAGTTTGAGAAGCACATGTTTCAAATCAATCTGGCAGTAAGCGATGAGATTTGGGATATGTTTAAGAGCCAAGGGTTTATCGGGTTGCATCCAGCGGGTAAGAAAGGATATACCCCCGACCCTGTGATTACCTTTGAGCGGTTCGCTACTCGTAAGGATGGAGTCACGAAGAACCAACCACCGAAGTTGGTCAACACTGACAATGAATCTATTGATGTTACGGTTGGTAATGGGTCCAGAGTCAAGGTGATGTGGAGACATTCACAATATGCGGGTGGTGGTGGAATAATCAATCGAGCCGAGCTAGTAGCAGTGCAAGTCGTGGAACTTGTCGAGTATAGTGAAGAGTCTTCGGCTGATGCTACTGACCAAGCGATTGCAAGCGCGGAGTTTTGACATGGCAGACGAACGAACTTGGACCTATGTTTCTGGTGAGGACAGATACAATGTCGATCTCTTAGGAGAATCGGCACGTCGTTCTTACCAGCTACTGGCTAAAGTAACAGGGGATATTACGGAACTTACAAACCAAATCTCTGTGTTACAGGCAGCAGCTATTCAACTCAACAGTTTAATTCAAAACGAATTAACTGCTGACGCCCTTATTACACCAACGGAGGAACGTAAAAGTGGCACTACAGGAGAATCGGAGTTCTAATAAGTTTAGGTATACTCACCTAACCTGCCCCTTCTGCGAGCACAACGGATGCTTCTCGATCAATGATGACTGGACAGCATATTGTTTTAGCTGTAAAGAATTCAGATCTGACATTCGTGTATCCTATGAAGGCGAGATAGAAACGTTGTTATCGACGGCTGATAATGTCATGACTTCGGAGCAGAGCCTACGCAAGGAAGCTCCACTATCACGCGGCGCTGGTATCTTCGGACCCCTAAAAGACAGGGGAATTTCTGAAGAGACTGCCAAGCGTTATGGTGTGAGGATACTGGTAGATAGCGAAGGAAATCCGACGCAGCATTACTATCCGTATTACATTGAGAACGAGGTCGTTGCTCACAAGGTTCGTCATGTTGATAATAAAATCTTTGGTTGGGTTGGACCAGCAACTGGCACTGCTCTCTTCGGACAGCAGATTGCTCAGGTTGGTGGTAAGTACATTACCATAACTGAAGGTGAGTGTGATGCGATGGCTGCCTATGAATTATTAGGCAGCAAATGGCCTGTCGTATCTATTAAATCTGGTGCGGCTAGTGCAGAACGGGATGTGAAAGAAGCTCTAGAATTTCTAGAGTCTTTTGAAACAATCGTTATTGCATTTGATGCTGACAAACCTGGACAGGAGGCTGCTCGAAATGTAGCTAGACTTCTCACGCCAGGATCAGCAAAAATTCTGTCGCTACCAGAAGGATACAAAGATGCCAACGACCTACTCCGCGCAGGACAGCACAAGCTTTTTGTACGGTCGTTCTGGGAAGCTAAAGTCTACACACCAAGCGGTGTCGTAAGCGTCTCGGATCAGCGTGATGCCTATAAGAACAGACCGAAAAAAGAATCAATCCCATATCCGTGGGGAGGATTAAATAAAAAGCTGTATGGTCTGCGACAAGGTGAGCTAGTAGTTCTAGCAGGTGGGACAGGACTCGGGAAGACAGCGGTCACTCGGGAATTGGAACACTGGTTAATACAAAACACAGACGATAATGTTGGTGTGATTGCTCTCGAAGAGGATTGGAGACGGACAGTTGACGGACTCTTATCAATTGAAGCTAACGCTAGATTGTATATTGATCAGGTCCGTGAAGGATTTTCTGAAGAACAATTAGATAAATTCTTTGATATACTGTATGATGGCGAGAACAAAAACCGAGTGTGGATTCATTCCCACTTCGGCACCAATGATGTGGAAGAGATCTTTGCCAAGCTTCGCTTCATGATAGTTGGTTGTGGATGTAAGTGGATCATACTTGACCACTTGCATATGCTCGTATCATCTATCTCTGAAGGTGATGAGCGTCGAACCATAGATAATATCATGACCAGACTTAGGTGCTTGGTGGAAGATACGGGGGCAGGTATGGTACTTGTCTCTCATCTTCGGAGAATTGAGGGTAGACAGGGCCATGAGAATGGTGCTGAGGTACAGCTAGGCCACGCCAGAGGATCAGCGAGCATAGCGCAGTTGGCAGATTGTTTTATATCCCTCGAAAGAAATCAACAGGCTGAAGATCCTATCGAAGCCAACACTACCCGAGTCAGAGTCTTGAAGTCCAGATACACTGGTGATACTGGTCTTGCTACGCACCTGCTATATGATCGTGAGACTGGACGGTTACATGAGACAGGCGGAAGTGATTATGATGCACCTAATGGAGACTTTTGATGAGTGACAAGAGACTTATATTCGATATTGAAACGGATGGCCTAACCCCAACTAAAATCTGGTGCTTGGTTGCTAAAGACATAGATTCTTCTGATGAATATCTTTATGGGCCTGAACAGATTGAAGATGGACTAGATCTTTTAGAAGGCTCAGACTATTTAGCTGGTCACAACATAATAGGCTTTGATCTTCCAGTTATTAAGAAGCTGACTGGCCGTGACCTCTCCAAGGATAGAAAGATTGTAGATACTTTAGTACTCTCCCGTCTTTTAAATCCTGTTCGTGAGGGAAACCACACGCTGCAATCATGGGGAAGTAGACTTGGCTTTCAAAAAATAGACTTCAATGATTATGCACGTTACTCAAATGAGATGTTGGAGTACTGTCTTAGGGACGTGCAGTTAAATTTAAGTGTCTATAACTCCTTGAGGAAGGAAGCTAAAGGATTTGCTACGGAGTCGGTAGAACTTGAGCATGATGTCTATGATATTCTAACGGAGCAGAGAGAGAAGGGTTTCCTATTTGATATACAAGGAGCCGAGCTTCTTCTGGCTGAGTTACGAGAGAAGATGTCGTCAGCTAAGTACAAGGTACACAAAGTCTTCAGACCGAAAATTTCAGAAATAAAACTGTTTCCTCAACGGACCAAGACAGGCAACTTAGCGAAGACAGCTAAAACTTTGGACGGTGTAGGTGTTAGGCTGACACCAGAAGAGTACGACAAGTTGCAAGCTCAGTTAGACAAGGCACCTAACTTCGCAGCCTGTGAACACATCAGTAGGTTTGAGGTAACAGAGTTTAATTTAGGTTCTCGTGTTCAGATTGGTGAGTACTTACAAGAGTTCGGATGGAAGCCGAAGCAGTTCACTGAGTCTGGCCGACCAAAGGTAGATGAGACTGTTCTACTTAATATAAAAGGGATACCCGAAGCAGAATTAATTGCTGAGTATCTTCTCGTGCAGAAAAGGATAGCTCAGATCAGTGATTGGTTGGAGAAAACTGAAGATGATGGTCGTGTGCATGGTGGGGTAAGGACTAATGGTACAATCACTGGTCGTATGTCCCATCAATTTCCTAACATGGCACAGGTGCCTAACATGGGTTCGCTTTATGGAGAGGAATGCCGTAAGCTATGGATCGTGCCTGATAAATATAAACTTGTAGGCATCGATGCAAGCCAGCTTGAATTGCGTATGCTTGCACACTACATGCAAGATGAGGGTTACACTAATGACATACTCAACGGAGACATCCACACAACAAATCAAGAACTTGCAGGACTTGAATCACGAGATCAGGCTAAGACTTTCATCTACGCGCTCATATACGGAGCAGGAAATGGAAAACTTGGGAGCGTGGTTGGCGGAAATACGAGTGATGGTAAAGAACTTAGACGACGTTTCCTCGATAATCTCCCATCATTTGACACTCTTAGAAACCGCGTATCGTTCGCGGCTGGACGAGGATTTCTCAAAGGATTAGATGGTAGAAAGATCTTTATCCGAAGTGAACACGCAGCATTAAACACACTTCTCCAGAGTGCAGGTGCTATCGTAATGAAGCAAGCCCTTGTTATTTTTGATGAGGTCTTGAAGTCGTCTACCCCAATTCAACCTGAGACTGGATCGTTCGGACCACAGATGTTATATGATGCACGTTTTGTAGCCAACGTCCACGATGAGTGGCAGTTGGAAGTGGCTCATTCAGATTGTATTAGGGTTGGTCAAGAAGGAGTTAATGCGATTGTAAAAGCAGGGACTGTATTGAATTTACGCTGCCCCTTAGATGCCCAATATAAAATAGGAAATAACTGGAGTGAAACCCATTAAGAGTTTGAGCAAACTGCTTACGCCACTTGATACTATCAGGGGAAAAAAGGCGCAAAGTAGGAAGGGAGACCTAGTAGAGTACTACGCTGTGGCTTGGTTATGGGAGAAGGGTTATGAAGTCTTTAAAAATGCAGGCTGTAGTGGCCCTATTGATATGATTGCTATGAATGATAAGGGAGAAATGATTTTAATAGATGTTAAAACAGGCCATTATGATTATAAAGGCGAACTAATAGTAGTTAAAAGGAAAGAAAAACAAATAGAACTTGGTGTTAATTTCTTGCTGTTTACCTCCTCTGATAAAGAATTTACATTTGTGGAGCATGATGATGACAATGAAACAAAATAACTGTATAGGTTGTGGTGTAGAATTAACTGAGGATAACTGGTATAAATCTAGAGTAGGTAAAAATGAGTATAGGTGCGTACCATGCTTTGATATTCGGAGAATAGAAAACAGATTTAAAAGAGGAGAGTATAGACCCTACATCTTTGCTAAACTTTTAGGAAACAAGAACACAGCAGCCTTCAACAAAATAAAGGACGGCTATGTATATGTTGTTTCCAATCCGGCTTGGGACGGGTGGTACAAGGTAGGTATGGCTGTCTCAGCAGAAGATAGATGCAGGGGGTTTCAAACATCCAGTCCTATGCGAGATTATAAGTTGGAGTATAAGATTTATTCCAAGGATAGACGAAAGACAGAAGAACTAGCTCATCAGTATTTAACGAAGCTGGCTCATGATGTCTCTGGAGAATGGTTCAACCTACCGAAAGCAGATATAATTTCTATTCTCAGTAGATTAAAAGAAAGAAAGCCGAAGGAAGTTACAAACTTCAGGAAAGAGTTTGTCCAACAGGAGATGATGTTTTGAAAAAACTTGACACAGTTGTAGATGATGTGTATAATGTACTCTCCTGCTTATGTGATCAGGAAACTTTAGATATACCTGACGATTACATTGAAGACTTTGGAGAGCGTATGAAGGAAGCCCTGAAGGGTTGGGCTACTCCTAAGAAGGATGCTGGCGGTCTTCGTATGTCTAACGTAGGGCGTCCACTACGACGCCTATGGTACGATCTAAAGAGAGATACGCCTGTCTACAATAAGACACACCCCTCTGTCTTCATTAAGTTTCTGTATGGTCATATGCTTGAGGAGCTAGTACTGCTTCTTGTGCGGTTGTCGGGACATGAGGTAGCTAATGAGCAGAAGGAAGTAACAGTTGAGATCGATGGGGTCAAAGGACACATGGACTGCACCATAGATGGAGAAGTAGTTGATATAAAAACTGCATCCTCCTTCGCCTTCAAGAAGTTTAAGGAAGGTACGCTGCACGAAGATGATCCCTTTGGGTACATGGCACAGCTTTCTGGATATGAGAAGGGTTATGGCACCAGCGGTGGAGGATTCCTCGCTCTTAATAAAGAGAACGGCGAGCTTGTTCTTCATCAACCGGCAGAGATGGTTAAGGTTAATGTCGAAAACAAAATAAAGAACATTCGTGACGCAATATTACTTGACTCTCCGCCAGAAAAATGTTATGCTCCAGTACCAGATGGGAAGAAGGGGAACCTTCGTCTGCCTAGAGAGTGTGGCTACTGTCCTCATAAGCACGAGTGTTATGCTGATGCTAACAATGGTTATGGGATACGAACCTTTGTCTATGCTAATGGTCCGAAGTATTTGGTACGGGTAGCAGCACTGCCTAAAGTTATGGAAGCATGAAGAAAGCCTTACTCAAACGTATAAGCAGACACACCGAGACACTCCTTATTGAGTGGGTAAGGGGGTTGGTATCAGAAGAAGAAGCTGATAAGGTATCTATAGATAATATAAGCTCCCTTCTTCCGAGTCAATACCACTTCATCGTAGAAGATCAGCTTACGCTTGCACCTAACTCACCTAAGTGGATTCGTAAACAACTCAAGAAGTTAGTGAGTTCTAATCCTAATATACCCATAGAGTCTATTACTCTAGAGGATTTACAATGCTTGATCAAGATCCCTCAAACGAACCTGAGCCAACCAGACTCGCCAGTGCTTTGATACTGCTAGGAGGCTTCCTGTTTGGCGGCAATAACATAACTGAAATTACAGATGATACACTGACAGAGTTACGTGATCTCATAGACTTAGAGCTTGCTTCACGAAGGGGAATGATACATTAGAAAGCCAAGAAAAATAAGACCACGCGAGAAGGATGTTCCCTCTGGATATGATTCTAAGTGGGAGGCTCGACTACACGGTACTATTCTCAAGGAATGGGAACACCATCCAGAGAAACAAACCTATGTAATCGAACACTCTTATGAGCCAGACTTTACACGGCTCATTGGATATGATAAAATATTGCTCGAAACAAAAGGTCGCTTTTGGGACTACGCAGAGTTCAACAAATATATATGGATCAAGAAAGCACTAATGCCTAGTACAGAATTGGTCTTTGTCTTTGCAAATCCATCGGCTCCTATGCCTAGAGCAAAGAAAAGAAAGGATGGAACGAAGAGATCCCACGCAGAGTGGGCAGAAGCAAATGGGTTTCGGTGGTTTACTGAAAACAATTTACCTGATGAGTGGATAGACAAATGACAAAACGATTAAATGATGCAACACCTGATGAATGGGATGAGGTTGCTCGGAAGTGGGAGGTCAAGCGGAGCAAGACTGATGGTGAAGAATATCGAGAAGCACGTAAGAGACAAAAGACAGTAAGAGGTACAATGTATAAGCCTGAAGATTATAACAAACAATACAATAACGTACACAGCCCTGCCCACTACAACCAAGGGCAGACTGAGTGCATAGATGCCATCGAAGCTATGCTATCTCAAGAGGAATATATCGGCTATCTCCGTGGTAACTCTATGAAGTACCGCTGGAGATTCAGATATAAGAATGGCTTTGAAGATCTGAATAAAGCAGAGTGGTATGAGAAGCGCCTTGTGAAGTTTATGGAGGATCACAATGTCTTGGGACAGAAAGGGTGACAGACGAGTAAAATATATTAAGCGTAAGAAATCTAAAAGCAATACTAAAAGTAAAAAATTCAAAAAATTAAAAAAAGAAGAACACAAATATAAGGAAGATGCTGATGACCTTAACCGCTATACCTAAAGTAGGTATACAGGAGTACTTGGGCGTACAGGTAG